AGCTCGGCGATCGGCGTCTCGCTCTTGCCGATGGTGCCGTAAACATGCTGGCGCGTGACGCGGGTCACGCCCTCGATCTGGATCGGCTCGCTCGTCGGATACGGCGACGGCGTGAGAAAGAACGATGAGTCAGTGAGCAGACCGGTGAAGATCGCCCAATGCGCTGCATCCAGTTCATTCTCTTGCGTGTCGTCGTCGTTGTTGAGAATGACGACCGAGAACCCGAATACCGCGCTGTGTGTGAAGTGCGGCTCGCCGGCATTGGCGTTCTCGTCGAATTCGATGGTCTCGGGCAACAGGAACACCGCAGCGAGCGGCATCTCGTCACCCTGCATGACGTGCATCGGACTTCGACGAAAAGTTTTGAAGCCGGTGAAGAACGGCATCTTCTTCACACGCGCGAAAGCGCCGTCACGGATCAGCAGCGCATAGCTGTTGGTCGTGTCGGAGATCGAGAGTGCGTTCATGGCGCGGGCGGAAGAATCCGCTTGAGCACGAGCTTGGTCGCGCCCTGGCCGTCGTGGAGAACGTCATTGATCTCGTACTGCCCGAGACCCGACGTGATCTCCTGAACGACCCCGATGGTGATTTGATCCATCGTTGTCGGCTGGACCTTTAACTCGCTGTCGCGGATGTCGAGCGTGGTGTACTGGTCGGAGTAGACCCCGCCACCCTCCATCTGCACCGCGAGCGGATCGCTCTTGAAGATTCCCCGCGTGGCGTAAGGCGGCATGCCCGGCTGCGATCGGATCGGGAAGATCGTAACCGGGCGGCCGAACGTATCCTGTGCCGCCTGCAGCACGGTGAGATTGAAATCAATCGTCACGTGGCGCCCATGTGGCCGACCTGCAGCACGTTCGGGCGCGTGCAGTAGCAAAGCCCGTTGGTCTGCGTGTCGAGATGGATGCCCTTGCCGTTCGGCATCACGAACTGCTTGGCATACATCCGCTGCCCGAGCGTGTTCACCGTCTCGATGTAATCAGCCGGCGAATAGACCGTGCGGAACAGGCCGGGCACCAGCGGCATGATGTGGCATTTGTCGGTGTCGACGAACAGTTGGCCGCCGACCGAACCACGGTAGTTCTCCCACACGATGCCGCCGAACTCGAAGCGACCGTAGGACATCCCGCCATGCACGTATCCCGTCCGCAATTCGGCGGCCTGGATTTGGTTCAGGAACGATGCCCGCACTTCCGTGTTCATGATCAGGTTGTCGAAGAACGTATCGCCGCAGATCGCGTAGACCCCGGAGAACGGCACGCCGTCGAGCTGGACCGCGATGTTGCGGATCGAGGTCGCGCATTTCTGACGAACCGCGCCCGGCACCGGGGTCGCATTGCTCAGATCGAACAGGATCGGCGGGAGCTGGGTCACGCCGAACGTCGCGAACAGATCGAGGGTCGATCCATCGGCATAGGTGATCACGCCCTTCACCGCGCCGACGCGGGAATATTCGAGCGTCGCCTCCATCGACTGCGAGTGCTGCTGCAGCCGTTGCGAGAGCATGGTCTGCACCGACATCAAGCCGGTCGACTGGCCGAACGGTCTCAGATTCTGCACCTCCTCGGCCATCACCGAATCGTTGACCTCGAAGTGCGGCACGGGAATCGCGAACAGGTGACGCTTGAACTTGTCGATCGCGAGACCGGGCCCACCGCGCGGTGTCGGTGGCACCAGCGCCAGGACACCCTGGCGGTCTTCGATGGTGGCGGTCGTCACGGAGATCGAGGTCTCGGTGAAGAGACCCATCTTGCCGAGCAAGCCGGGCACGAAGCGCAGCTTGTTCACGGCGTCCGTCAACGCGATGACGCCAAACGCATTGTTATTGAAGATGTCGAGTAACACGGGACACTCCCTTAAAGGATATGCGCGCCATCGCGGCGGGCACGGTGAGGACAACAAAAAAGCCGCGCTCGCAGCGCGGCCCTTACGGCGTCAGCAGCGGCTGTCGTTACGGTGCTGTACGCGAGCGGACGACGATGAACTGCGTCAACAGGGCATTGTTCGCCGCCACGACCAATGGACCGGTGTTGATGGTCGAGTGGTACGTGATCGTCGGCCCGTTGATCTCGGCCTCGCGCGTGATCGCCGATACCGGTTGATCCGCACTCGTCGCGTCAACCTGGTAGAGGTTGAGCGCAGACGGCGTCTGCGAACCATCGGCAGCGGCAGGGGCAGAGATCGCGTACTTCCCGCTCGCCGTGATTTTGCCGAGTACCGTTCCGGCTTTGACGATACCCTGACCGGAAACGATGATGATATTGTCTCGGCTCTGATGCCCGCCCTGCTCCCACAGCACGAATTCACCGGGATGCCGAGGTTCGGTTAAGATCGGATACACCATGATGCTTTGCTCCTTTTCCAGTTCAAATTAACGATCGATCATCGTTTTCCCCACCTCGGGCATCGCGACCCTTGCGTTCACGTCGCTGATCACTTTAGCCCACGAGTCCTGCACGACCTTTTCGCTGCGGGCGGCGTCGTATGCAGGCTGACGCGCCATGATGCGGGTCTCCGCGTCCCGCAGGACACGGCGATCCATCAACTCACGCCGAACCTGTGCCACCGGCGTTTTGTTGGCGATGAACTCGTGCGCGACCTTGGCGGATACGCCAGCGAGCGCGCACAGCTCCATCGTTTCCTTCATTTGCTTGCGGCCATAGGGCTGGACCCCCGCCGCAACGCGGAGCGCCTCAACCGCCTTGCGCGAGGCCTTGCTCGCCCGCTCGGTCGAGACCGCGCCCTCGCCGAACAGATCGTCGTCCTCCTCGCCTTCCTCTTCTTCGTCGTATTCCTTGGGCGCCACCTTCTTGGTCGCCTTGCCGGCGTCGCCAGGCGAGCTGGTGCCGAAGAAATCGTCCTCTTCTGCCTTCATTTTCCGTCTGTCCTTTCTCGGAAGGTTGAGCGACGAAGTCTCATCGTCGAGGTCCTCCGGTTCGCTGCCGAGATCGTTGAACGGCGGCGTGTTGAACCCGGTCTCGTAAGATTCCTCGACGCCGTGACCGGGCTTTTGCGCCGGCACCATGAGGCCGTTCTCGTCGACCGGTATCAACCCGTTGTCGTCGAATGGATTGGGTGAGCCGAGTTCGACCGTCTCCTCGTCCTCATCCTCGTCCTTCTGCTTCGGCGCGCCCCAGCCAGTCGCCACGGTGAACTCGGCCTTGATGCGCGCCTGCGCCGCCCTGGTCGGCAATTTCCGAACGTCGAAGCACGCCGTCATTTTGATCGGGTCGGAGACCTCGTCGGTGAGCCCGAACGCCATCGCCTCGGTCGCATCCATCAGCCGCGATTCGGCCATCAGCTCCGTCATCTCGCGCGCCGTCTTCTTGCCGCAGCGCCCCGAGTAACACTGCGCAAACACCTTGGTCATGCGCGCGAGGTCCGCCGCCATGGCCTTCATGTCATCCACGTCGCCCATGACCATGGCCTGGGGCTTGTGGAGCATGAGGAACCCGTTCTTCGGCATAGTGATCTTGTCGCCCGCCATCGCGATCAGCGAGGCCGCCGATGCGGCAATGCCGTCGATCCTGGCCGTGATCCGCGCCGGATGAGCTTTCAGCATGTTGTGGATCGCCAACGCATCGAACACATTGCCGCCCGGCGAGTTGATCCGCAGCGTGATCTCTTTCACCTTGCCGAGCGCATTGAGCTGCTGGTGAAAATCCTTCGCCGAGAGACCGCCGCCGAACATCCCGGGCCCGATCTCGTCGTAGATCATGATCTCGGCCGCCTTGTCGCCCTTGGCCCTCATCTGAAACCAGGATCGTGGCTTGCGCGCCGTGTAGCCGTTGCCAGGCTGGCTCGAGCGCTCGCCGCCGCGCCGACGGTGCTTATCCCACTCGCGCTCGCGGTCCTGCTCGCGGTCCTCGCGCTCGTCATCGTGGTCCTGCGCACCCTTGGCGCTTCGCTTCAGGCCCTCGCGGCGATCGTCCTCGGCCTCCTCCTCGTCATCGTCGACCGCACGGCGATGCTCGCGCATCTTGCGCCGGTCCTCGCCCTCGTCCATGCGCTCGTGGGATTCGGTATCATCGTCATCGTCGTCGTCGATGACCCGTGCATTGATCTTCGGCATGGCATTAGCCTCTCGGTATGTGCGGTAGCAAACTGCTGCCCGCTGTTGTTCATCGGGAAAATCGTCGGCGAGCTTTTCCATGCAACGCGAGACGTATGTGCTCTCCGATTCGCCACCGCTCGGCTTCGGGATCGGCATTGTTGCCTCCTTGACGCACCAACACAGCGCGCATAAATTCTGGATATGGCTGACATCACTTACGCGAGCTTCGAAGGAAACCCGACGGTCTACACCCCGGGCGAGGCCTGGTGGTTCGTCGATGGCCAGTGGCGCGAGATCAATTCATCCGAGGTCGCCCACGAGGCCGCCGTCATGAGCCAGCAGGCGTTCGAGCAACGCTGGCCTCACCTGCCGCCGATGCCCAGCTCCTCCCTCCAGGCATTCGGCACATCGAGGCTGTGGTAGAAATCGCTCATTTCCTCTTCCGCCTTGGCCTTGGCCGGTCCCTTCGGTAACGTCCGCGCCTTCTCGTACAACACATGGCCTCTGCTCTGCTTCGCGACCAGCATGATGGTCGGCCAGAGCTGAATCTCGCCCATCATCCCGTCGGCAAAACGCACCGTGACCTTGCGGTCGAAATAGCCGACCGGCTTCATCTGCCAGCCCTCGTCGGCTACCAGGTACTTTTGCTTCAGCCGCTTGACGATCTCCTCGCCCTGCTCGGGCGTCGAGACCTCGAACCCGAGGCGCACCGCATCGGCGATCGATTGCGGCTTGCGGCCGGCAACCTTGAGCTTCTCCTCGATCCGCTCCCGCTTCTTGACGCCGGGATTGTGCAGCCTGGCGCCGGTGTCGCGCTCGATCTGCTTGGACAGGGCGACCAGCTCGTCCTGATTGGCCGGCGCATGCTCGACCAGGCTGTCGACCGAGGTGTGCGGCGATGCCGCGACCCACGCGGCCTTGATCTTGTCAGCCTGCTCGATCGATGGCTTGTCGGACGATGGCTTGGCCTTGGCCTTCCCGTTGCGCTTTGGCTCAGGCTCCTCGTCGTCGGCGTCCTCACTACGTTCGGGGCCCCGTTCGGGTGACCGTGGAATGTACGGCTCGCTCTTGCGCTCGCGACCGGACTCCTTCGCACCGCCGCCCCGCTCACCGCCGCCCTTCTCCGTGAACTCGCCGCCACTATGACCCGGCGCACTCGGCCCACGCGGATGCTTCGATTCATCCCATCCAGCATCGGCGTGGAACGCCAGGCGAGCGGCCCGCATGGTCCGATCCATCGCATCGCGCGACCGGACGCTGGGGCGGGGCGCGTCCACGTTCCATCTGGCCAACTCGCGATTGACGCTCCTGCAGCACATGCAAAGCTGGTTACCCATATGGGCCTTTGGTTTCGGCTCGCCGGTCTGCGGATCGTCGACCATCACGTCTTCTGGATCGCGGTCCTCATCCCAATCGCCGGCATAGTGCAGCTTGCCGTCCTGGTCCTTCTTGAAATAGTGCATCTGCGAGAGCGGCGGATAATACGCATGCACGGTCACGTCGCGCTTTTGGCCCGCTTCTGCCGTGCCGTACATTTCATGGATGTAAGGAGCGTTGATTTGTAGGGTTTGGTTTCGTTTCAGGATTTTGTCGCCCGAGCGCGACTCCAAACCTTCCTTGGTTTTTGCTTTGTCGAGGTATCCTTCGCCGGTGCTGTAAGCGCGGTTGCCGACGCTGCCGCGCGCGACCGAGACGCCGACCTCGGACTCGAGGTGATCGTGGATCGAGGTGTTGTCCGCCTTGCTCCACGACAGCAACCAGACTGTGGGCATATCCTTTTCTTTGTCGCCCTTGTGCAGCAGCAGGATCGGCCACTTGTCTTTGCTCTCGTCAATGAGCTTGAGTATCTCATCGCGGTGCGCAAGCGCCAGCCATCTCGATAGATCAGCCGCGCCGTGGCGGCTCCCTTCGCCAACCATCGCCTCGACGTGATCCTCGATCGCCTGCACCAGGCTGTCGGGCACGCCGGGCGACGCCTTCTTGCCGCCCGCCGGCTCGGTCTTGCCGCCGGTCTGCGCGCCGACCTGTTGCTCCTTGGCGCCGTCGCCGCTCTCCGATCTTTCGGGACCCCTTTCGGGCGCGCGCGGAACGTACTCCTCGCCTTCGTCATCCCCTTTGGGGGCGAAGCTTCCCGGCGTTGTCCCGGGCGAGGTCTTGCCGCGTCGGTGCTCCGATTCCTCCCACGCGATGATTGCCAGCCGGGCCACGCGCGCAATGGCTTGCCCGGATCGCACACTCGCCTTCACCGCTGGCCGCTTGGCTTTTCGCTCGGCGAGCACCTGCTCGGCCAGCGCAATGTATTCATCGGCATCGCTCTCACCCTCCTCGCGGGCCTCGTGCATCTCATCGAGGAATGCTCGCCACTCTGCTTCGGAGCCAAACAGCTCATGTGGCGGATCGACCAGGAGACTCACCCGCTCGGCTCCAAGTCCCCGCGCAGCTCGGCCATGCGAACCTGCTGATGCTTCTCCCGGATCGCGGCGACCTTGTCGTCGAGCTTGCCCTTGAGCTGGGCCTCGGGCGAGAGCCAGTACGGGAGCTTCTCCTCCAGCTCCATGCGCAGGATATCGATCTCAGCCATAAGCCGACTCTCTCTTCACCTCACCGCCCATTTTGACCTTATCGAACGGTGGTGCCTGTTCTTCCCACGCATCCCACCCATGCCACGCGGTGCCAGCGACAACGACCTCTTGCTCGCTGTGCTCATTGATGCCGAAAGCCGGGATACTCACCACCGCCGTGCGCGGAACATCGGCACGTAGTACGACGCGACCTTTCGTACCGTCCCAACTGTTTGATACGCTGGACTTGACGGATGTCGACGCCGCACCGTTTCGCTTCACCGGCATCGAGAGATATTGGATATACGTGTTAGCAGGTTTCGTTCCGCGCACACCAATTCCGGTATTGACCACCACAGGCCTCGTCGGCTCTTTCTCTACTTCGCTCAGAGGCCTGCCGATCGCCCGATAGAGGTGCAGCCGCTGATCGCCCGACTTGTCGAGCAGGTACTGCGCCGTTTCCCATTTCGCGCGGATGTAGGCTTTCACGCCATCGTAGCCGCCGATAAGCTGGTAAAATGTGCTGTCATTAGCATAATCTCTCACGCTGGCACGATTGATGCCACTATGGTGTTCATCGTTCAAACGCCCGCCCAATTCGTCGGCGGTCGCCACCTGCAACAGCTTGCCGGGCATTGAGGTCGAGGATGCTTTCCACGCGCCCCATAGTTCCCGGTCCACATTGTTAATTAGGTTTACCAGCTCCGCGCGTTGTGTCGCGCGCGCTTCCGGTGACCGCATTTTTTCAAGCGTCTCGGTTTGCTGCTTCAGATCATCTCGCAGCTTTTTTATTTCCTCCTCGGTGTGCGTTTTTAGCCGGTCTGGCTGGTCGAGCAACTTGCGCAAAAACTTCACGTAGTTTTCCAGGTCTTTTTCAGGCTTTGATTTCACGCCCCGTTCGATGATCAAATCAGCCGCACGCTCGATCGACATATGCCGCGCCAGCGCCTGGGTGCGTTGGTAATCCACCGCTTCTTCGGTAGTGTCGGCATCGCAATTCAGCGGATCGTACTTCGTCGGGAGGTGGACCACCTCGTCGGTCGAGCCGACGACGCCTAAATTCGATGCAATGTCGAACTTGTGGTCATTGCTCATCTCGTCCCAATGTTGCCCCATCACATCATTGGTCTCATCCGTGAGATCGGGCGGTTCGAGCTTGTCCTTCCTTTCAGCGACCTCGGTTTTGAAGGCCTCATCAAGCGCCTCGGTGATCTCGCTGCGCATCTCCTTGGTGAGCAGCTTCGAGTAATCCTGCGGCTCGATGCCAGGGAAGATCAACTGCTCCTCGCGCGACCTGAACACATCCCGCAGCTTGGTGTCGTCGAAAGTGATCACACCGCCATATTCATTGATGAAGATCGCGTCGAGTATCTGCTCGTCGGTAAACGGTGGAAGCTTGGCGCCATCCTCTTCGCGCCCTTCACGCCAGGCCTGGATCGCATCCGCAGCCCAACCTCTATACTCACCACCGTTGAATTCCTTGGTGACTACCTGCTGCGCATAGTCTTTTGGGTGATCACTTTGGAGCCACGACTCGACTTCCCCATCGTGGAAGCTGTCGAAGTTTTCCTTCATCCATTCGACTTCCGCTTTCTCCTGCTGCGCACCGTCCAGGTCATCCCAGTTCCGCGCCACCACGCCCTCGACCTCCTCGCCTTCCGCCTCCTGCGCCATCTTTTCGAGCGCCGGCTTTGCGGCCTGGTACTCTCGTTCGAGCCGAAGGGCCGTGTCCTTGTTCCATTGATCGCCGCCGACGTTGACCACATCGGGGTGCAGCTCGGGCTCGGCCGGCGCCGCCGCCGCTTCGCCACCAGGCGCAAAGCTCCCTGGCGTCGTGCCCGGTTTGGTCTTGCCGCGCGGGTGCTCGCTCTCGTCCCAATCCTTGGCGCGGATGCGCAAGCGTGAGCGCGCCGCGATCTTGGCCGGGTCCATCGAGTACATCTCAAGCTGTTGCTTGAGCGCATTCTCCGCGTTCTCGATGTGCTGCTCCAACTGCTTGCCGTATTTTTTGTAGAACTTCTCATCCGTCGGCGAGAGCGAATAGGTATAGTGGATCAGCCCGACCTTATCCGCCGCGATGTTGAACGCATGCTGATCGATACGGTTCAGGGCGCTGTTGATGATCGCCGCATGCTCCGCTGGCGGCACATTCCTCTTTTCAAGCTGATCGACGATCCGGTTTCTCACATCGCCCAGCGTGCCGCTCGGCCAGCCTTCCTCGCTCGCGTGACGCATGGCGTGCCGAAGGACTTTCGACATCTCCTTCGGCCACACGACATTGGGCTTCTCGACCGTGCGGCCGTTGATCGAGATCGAATAGGTCGAGCCGCTTTCGGCCGTGTGAGCATGGACGTTGATGACACCAGGCCTCTGACCGGTGAACGCAATGTCGGAGGTGGAGATCGGCGTGTCGGACGGATGGTTATGGTGGAAATCGATGGGCCCGTGCTGCGTGAGCGTCGTATGCAGATCGTCGGGTATTTTCACCGAACGCTTTTCGCCGGGCAGGACGGTGATCTGCGCACCCTGCGAAAGATCGCCACCCCTCTGTATCGTGACGCCATACTCCCGTTCGGTACCACCGAGCTGTATGACCGCCTCGCGCGCCTGGCGGTCGAGGTCTTCCAGCTTCCCCTTCTGCCGCCATTGCTCGTAATGCTGCTCGGTCGAGGATGGCGGCCTGGTCGCGCCATGATGCCGCTTTCGCGTCTCCTCCTCGAAGTTATGCACGATCTCGTTTGCGCCCGTGGTCCACTGGCCACCCTTGCGCGGCGTTCCCTTCGGCACGCGCGGATGCTTTGCCTCGTCGAACTCGGCCGAGAACGGATCGACCCATCGCGCCGTGATCGGGGCGCCGCTCGTCGGATCGCGATCGGGACGCAGCTCGAACGCCATCGTGCGCGGGTTGAGAAAGAAGATCGACCAATCGCGCAACGCCTCGGGCAGCTCGTCCTCTTGCTCGACCGTCCAGGGCGGCAGCGGCGAGCCCCAGTTCAGGCGGATGTAGTTCGCTCGATTGACCGGGACGCCGCTCTCACGCAGGCATCGGACGATGGGGTCTTCACGCCCACCAATCTGGTGGCTCGTAGCCATAGCGCAGAGCTTCGTTGCGAGCCTTGGCAAGCGTCACCTTGCCATCGTGGTACGCACTCCAAACGTCGTGCATGTGCTCCATGACCTTGGTGCCGCCGGGGAACACGCCGCGTTGCATCTCCCATACCGCCGACTGCAGCTCGCGCGGCTTTAGGCCGAGATCGGCCGCCGCCTCGCGGTAGGCATCGGCATAGAGCGCATACGGCCCCTTGATGCCGCTATAGGTCGACTCGGGCCCGCTCGGGAAACCCTTCGGCGTCGACGAGGCGAGCCCCTGCATCACGCCCGGCGATTGGTTCGACCACGGCTGCAGCCACGCCGCCGCGACCGCATGCGTGTCGATCGTCACATCGCCATTCGGCGAGAACGGGTCGAGGAAATTGTTGAAGAACGAGCGGACCTTATGCTTGTCGCCGAGCAATGGGCTGATCTTCTCACGATCACCGTTCGCCTCGATCGCCTGGATCGCGTTGCTGACGTTCTTCAGCGATTGCCAGCGCAGCTTCGCCAGCGTGCGCTTGCCGCTGATGTTCCGCTTCGCGCCGTCGTGCTCGCCCTCGGGCAGCATGATGTCGAAGGTCTGCGGATTGTGCGCCTGGTCATATGTCCTGATCCACGCCGCCTTGTCGATCGGATCGCTCAGCTCGTTGAGCTGTTTGCCCTGCACGTTCTCGACGTTCGGCCAATCCGGTTTCCAGATCGTCTTGGCGACCGCCGTCATCTCGGCATCCCACTTGAACGCCTGCTTGGTCGAGTGGATGTCGATGATCCGCTCGGCCAGCGAGACGTTGTGGTACCAATCCGTCGACGGGCTCAGCGTCGCGTAAACCGCCGCCACCGAGAGATCGCTCATCTTGTATTTCTTGGCCTGGTCGTCGACCATGCGACGCGCGCCGACGTACCAGAGCTTCGAACGCTCCCTGATCTCGACCGGCATGTGGCAATACAGGAACGTCAGGTTTTCCTTGAGCCGCTTCTTCACCGTCTGCGCGATCTGTTCTGGATTCTTGCCCTTCAGCTCGCTCGCTCGCATGCCGGTGTAGATGGCGCCGATCTTGAACAGGCTCATGTTGTCGGCGAAGTTGTCGGGGTCGATCTTCATCGCCTCGATATTCGGCTGCAGATAGTCCTTGTCCGGGTTCTCGGGCGGCCGACCCTCCCGCGCCATCAGCGCCGTCACCCGCCGCGTGGACGCCTGGCCGACGTGCCCGCCCTTGCTGCCTTCGAGCGGCTTCATGCCGTGGGACGCGGCCAGCTCGCTGCCGCCATCAATCGCCGCGTGCTCGGCCTTCTCCAGCTCGCCCCCGGTGAGCTTCGCCGCCGGCACCGTCGCCGGGGTCGCGTGAACGCTGACGCCGCCAACATCGATCGTGCCCGAGCGCGTGAACTCGCCGCCAGTCGGTGAACCCTTGCCAACGCGCGGGTGCTTTGCCTCGTCGAATTCCTTGGCGACGATGTCGAGCGGCAACCGCGCCCGCGCGCCGGTGTACTTGTGGCGGATGTTGCGCGGATTGAAGATCACATAGGCGGTCGGATCATCGACGCCCTCGGTCTCCATCGGCGAGGTGTTGATGTACTTGAGCCCGAGCTTGCCCTGGCTCGCCATCTCGTCGTGGAACAGCTCGACCGCGCGAGCGCGATCATTCTCGTCCCACATGAGCGCACCGCGATCGTTGAGCAGCTCGTCGACGCTCTTGTACTCGCGCTTGTCGATGCCACCACCCCATGGCCGCCCATGCACAAGCTTGTCAGCCCCTTCGCGCGCCTGATCCTCGGGGATGTTCATGGAGCGCTGCATCCACCGGGCCAGCATCTCCGGGTCTTGCCGAAACGCGATGCCGTAAACCAGCTTGGCAATCTGGTTCTGATCGGTCGCGACGTTGCCGGGTTTTTTCGGCGTGTTCGGATCGGTAATGTATGGGTGCAGCGGCTGGTCGACTTCGAGCAAATGCTCGTCGGTCGGGATGCGCAGTGCGTAGACACCGCCTTTGGTCTCGGTCGACTCGGAAGGCCGCTCACGCCACCCGCTCGTCGCGTCCTTCTTGGTGAAAAACTCGGCAACCTTCGGGTCTTTCGCGACATGCACGCCGATTGCCCGATCGATCATGAACTCTTCGCGCGCGTCGGGGACGTTGAACTTCTCGAACCCGGCTTGCTTCGATCCGTGATAGGCGTCCTGGGTCGGGCCGTCGTAGAGGCCGCCTTCACCGGACGGTGCGAAACTCCCCGGCGTGGACGCTGGCGAGGTCTTGCCGCGCTCGTGCTGTGACTCGTCCCACTCCTTGGCGAGAAACCTCGCGCGCCAGGTCGCCGCGATCTTGGTCGGCGGCTCTACTTGCTGGCCGGCGGCTTGTCGCGCGAGTTGTCGGAGGTCTTCGTGGAAGGCCGGGACGCCTCGGCCTTGGGCGAGGCTTTCGCCGAGCTGGGCACGATAACGATCGAGCGCCGCGACGGCATGTGCGCCAGCTTCGCGTTCAAGGGATGCACTGTAACCCCGCCAATCTTTCGCATCGCCGATCCTTTTATCCACGATCGCCGCCGTCGGCAACACGTCGGCATCGATGCCCGCATCGGCAAGAGCGCCCGCGAGCTTCATCACCGCCGCGTCGGCCTTGTCCGCGATCGTTGCCGGGCCCTTGGGAACGGCATGGGTCTCGGCAATCCAGCGGCGCGGTAACTGTTCGGCTACATCTCGGCCGACCGGCGACTGGCTGACGAGCTTGCCTTTCACCAACTGCCAGATGTCGGTGTCGTTGAAATAATTCTCCTTAGTCAGCTCGACGCCAAGCGCCTTCGCCACCGGTCGGTGGATCGCATCGTAGGCGTCCCAAACGTAGAGATTGCCGGCCTCATCGCGGATGACCCGAGCCTCGGCATAATCCGAGCCCTTGAGCAGCTCGCGAATCTCGCGCTCGCGCGGATTGACCAGCACCTCCATCGGTTGGATCGAACCCATCGGGTTGATCCTGACCGAGGTCGTCTCGGCGCGCGGGCGTTTCGCGATGCCCTCCGGGATCAGCAGCGTGATGCCGGCGCGGCCTTCCGCGTCGATGGTCTGCGTGAAGCCCGCGAGCAGCTCGGGATCGACCTTGCGCGCGACCTCGGCGAGCTGCTGCGGCGTCACCCCGTGCTTGGTCGGGATGATGTCGATGCGGAGATCGCGCGCCGCCGGCAAACCCTCGGCATCGCGGACGACCCACACCTCCTTCTGCGGGCCGAGCACATGCGCGATCGCCTCGGCCGCAAACGTCGCGTCATGCGGCTCGCCGTGAAATTCGCCAACCAGCGTCGGCTCGGAGGAATATTCGCCGGTCGAAGGATCGGTCCAACCGCCGACGACGTGATGGGTCGCCAGCACATTGGCGCCGGTCGCCTTGGCAATCTGCTCGGTGACCTTCTCCGCGTCACCATACGAAACCGCGCCAGCGCCGATCGCTTTCTGGAGCGGCGAACCCTCGGGAAGCCCTAAGCCGAACGGGACAGTTTGACGCTGATCGCCGTCGCCGACCAAACGGAGGTCGGGTCCTTCGGATTTTTTTTTTGATCCGGCCTCGCCGGTCTCACCTGCCTTCGTGAACTGCCCGCCCTCGGTCGTACCTTTGGGCACGCGCGGATGCTGCGATTCCTCGAAGGCTCGATACTTCAGCAATCGATCGCGCAGATCAGCGCTCAATTTCTCGGCGACATCGTCATCCAGCTCGATGCCCTGATCTTCGAGCATCTGCTTGACGTCCTCGCCGTCGAACTGCTTGCCGCCGCCTTCCTCTCCCTCTTCGCCAGGCTGGCCAGGTTGCCCCGGAGCGCCGACCTTGCCCTTGCCGCTGCCGGCCGGGAAATCGAGCCCGAGCACTTGTTCGCGCAGGTGGTCCTGCTTGATGCGCAGGTCGGTGTCGAGCGGATCGTCGCCCATCTGCTCGATGACATCGGAGCGCGACTTGAATCCAGAATCGACCGAGAGCTTCTCGCCCTGCTGATCCTTGAGCGGATCGACCCATTCGAACTTCGGCGGAATCCACTTCACGCCGAGATAGGTGCGCGGGTCATCGGCAAAATCGGGAATGTCGAGCGATTCCGACAGCAACGCATCGCGGAACCAGCGCTCGTAAATCGGCCGGCACATCTGATGCACGATGACGTTCTGCTGCATCTGCCCGAGCCGGCGCCGGTACTCGACGATCGCGCCGCGCAAGGAACTGTAATTCGCATGACGGAGATCGCCGGCACCGAGCGCATACGGTACACCCATCGCCTGGAACGCAGGCAGAATTTGCCGGTACTGGAACGGCTCGTAATCGCCACCGACCGCCGCCGGTGCGGAGAACGTGATGTCCTCGCCGGGTAGCAGCGTCTGAATCGTCCCGGGTTCGAGCGTCACCAGGCCTTCGTCGGGCTCCCACGGATACGCAGGCCCGCTCTGATCCTGGATCAGCATCTCCTCGGGCTGCGGCGACTTGACGAAGCCGGCAAACATCGCCGCGACCTTTTTGCGGTCCAGCTCCGCATCGTCGTACTGATCGAGCAGGAACAGCTTGACGAGCGCCGACGAGCACAGCGGCACGCCGCGCACATCGCCGGGCCGCTTCGGCTTGAAGATGTGCAGAATCTCCTCGGCCGGAATCCGTACACGAAACCGGAAATCGCGCAGCGGCGTGATGATGATCTGCCCGGGATGATACGGCCAGAAGTGATACGCGATGCGCCGATGGCTCGCATCGAACTCGATGCCGTTCATGATCAAATTGCCGTTCGGCGCGAGCAGATTGTAGGCGTAATCGAGCAGGTCGGATTCGAGCACGAGCAACTGCAGCGGAACGCTCAACCCATCCTCAAGCGACCTCGGCCGGAAGCGGATGAAGCACTCGCCCGCCTCGAACAGGCTTCGGGCCACCAGCTCCTGCATGCCGTAGAAATCGACCTGGCCGTCGACATCGCACTCGCACGCCCATTGCGCCCACAACTTGTTGACCTCGGCGCGAAGCTTCGGATCGGGGATGGTCGATGACGGCCGGATGCCGGTGCCGATCAGATTGCCGACGTAGGAGTCCGCCGCCGAGGCCGCGTGCGGGTTGTTGCGCACCATGTCGCGCGAGCGGTCGCGCAATATCTCGCCGCCCTGCGTAACGAGGGTGTTGATCGTGCCTTTGTTCGGGAGCCACTGCGACAGACGCCGCCGCGCGTTGGCGGCGTGGAAGCCCTGCTGCGAGGGCGACCACCACGGGCCGCCGGGTTGCCACGCCCAATCCTGCTGGGCCTTGGCGCCCTGGATCGCCTTCGGTCGCACCCGGATACGAGCTGAGGTCACCCCATCGCCGAACATTCGGCCCATGCGGTCACGGGTCGGAATGTCCACTTAGAGGCCCTTCCAGCCCCGGGTGCGGGTCAGGAAGGTCCGCGTCGGCGCCCCGAACAGATACTGGTTGACCATGTGCAGCGCGAGCCGCAGCTCGTCGAGCGAGCGATAGGTCACACTCTTGCCGTCGTAGGACACATGGAGAGTCCCCGAGGCAATCGCCTCTTCGAGCGCAATCTTGGCGGCCACCGTGAACCCGGACGGCGTTTGCGTCGGGTCGAGCGGGGGATTCATCGATACCATGTCAGCTCCCGGAGCCGATCTTAGGTCAGCTCATGTAGGTTGATCGTAGGACCCGCCTCCAGCGCCCCTGGGGACGCCAGGGACGCGATGGAATGCCCGGGGCGGCCTGGGGCCCTCCCGGCGGCCGAGGCTGCTGTACGAGGTCGGGAACGAACTCGGGGATGGGCCCCGCCGGCATCGGAGGCGGCTCGGACACCTTGGCCGGGCGCCAGTCGGCCGGGCCATGCGGTGACGGCTCGACTTCACGTGAAACTTCCAGCGGCTTCGACGGCGCTTCCAGGCGGATCGGCAGCGCCTGGCGGGCGGCCAGGGCGTAGACCGTGCAGTCGAAGGCCTCGTTGCGAGCGCCGGGCGGCTTCTCCCACACCCGCACCGGATGCCCGAGGCGATAGCGCGTGACGACCCGCTCGCAGGTGAGCTGCTGGAAGTACTGCTCGTTGAAATCGGACCCGACCGGGAAGTGGATGTAGCCCGGGCCGGGTTTCTGGATGCGCAGGCGACCATAGATTGCGTCCTTCGCGGTATCGACGCCGACGACGAAGAAATCCTTCTTCGCCTTGCTCTCGCGCTTCGGCCAGATCGGGCGCGCGCCGCTCACGCCCTTGATCGGGAGAATCTTGCGCGCGCGACGCCGCTTGCAGAACGCCAGCACCTGGTTGCCGTGATGGCCGCCGGTATCGATGCAGGCCGCGCGGATGCGCAGCGTCCGACCGTCCTCGGTCGAATAGGTCTTGAGCAACTGCTCGTCCAGCTCGTCCCACAGCAACTGCTGCGCCGGATCGCCGGGCAGGACGTGATACTCGATCGCCCAGCATTCCTCGCGCGCGCCCCAGCCGAGCACCTGAGCCTCCAGCCGGTCGCCCTGCACGTCGACCCCGGCGGTGAGCATCAGCACGCCCTCGGGCAGCATCTCGGGCCCATACTGCTCGCCGCGCGACACCAGCGAGGAGGATTCCACGATCTCGGCCGCTTCCTCGAACGGCTCGCCGAGCACGGTGTTGACCCACACCTGCAGCAGCTCGGGAACCTTGTGCGCCTCCAGGAACTCGGAGACGATGTCGGTGAGGGTGAGCCAGGGCGAGATGAATCCCGGGATGTGAAATCCCGCCATGCCGTTGAACGGCGCCGTCGCGCGCCACTCGCCCTTCGACACCGCTTCCCAGCGCACAACATCGTCCCACGGATTGCCGCAATGCTCGCAGACGTAATACGCGGTCTCCGGTTTGTGCGGCCAGTACTGCGCGCCAGGCGGTCGCTTCTCACCGTCGGCCGCCTTGTCCCAGCGCACATTCTCCCAGCGCAGCGTCTGCGCCTCCTCGCACTGCGGACAGGGCACATAGAATTTTCGCTGATCGGATTTCAGCCATTCGCGCCAGATCACCGAGGATGCCTTTCGCCCCGGGCTCGAGCCCAGCAGCGTCTTTCG